AAATTTGCATTAACTTTTATGATAGCTTTGTACCTTTGAGCAGCGCCAGGAATAGTTAATGTTGTGTCAGTCGTTGCAGCTAGTGCTGCACTATATTTTAAATCAGCAAAAAGAAGCCCAAAATCATCTACTGGCTGTTGTGAGGTATATGGCTTGATCATAAAAAAATCCTTTATTAATAAGTTAAACAATCCCAAGTCTTGCGTCGGCGATAAAATGAAAATATATAGCTGCATCAGCGCTTGCCGCATATTGAACTGAACCTGCGCCAAGAATTGCTACGGATAAGTCTACAGGTTGAAAAAGTGCCTGTGTTTGGCCGCTTGTAGTTTGTGTCCAATTAGTGAGTGCGGCATTCCCTGAATTGGCAAGCGCATTAGTATGAAATACTTGCACGAATACGCTTCCCAAAGTTCCGCCTATTGAATAAATAGAAGGATTAACAGGTATTCTTTTTCTGGTATTATAAATAATAGAGAAATTTAATGGCACTGCACCATAAGTACCCGCTGCTAGTGTCGGATTCATTCCCAAAGCTAACAAACCATTATTTGATACTGCGCCCGCATACACGCCTAAATCATAACTTTTCTCATAATAATACTGACATTGCCTCACTACATCATCAAAACTTTTCGGTGCAGGTCTTGCAGGAATATTGCTAGGTATTAATGATATAGAATTAATCGTAATGACCGTTGAGGCATCTGCATAGGCAAACGTGACAACCATTGCAAATTTGTCAGTATTGCCTATTTGCGTACTGTCTACGAGTTCCCATCCCGTAAATCCCATATCATTATCTTCATTATTAATAGCGGCATTCGTCGCAATTGCCGGCAATATCGCTGTTGCCGTATCAAGTCCACTCCTTGGTATCTCTGTCCATCCGGCAGCCGCTACTGTAAATACACCGCTGGTTGCAACAGTTCCTATAGAAGTTGGTAGTGTTGGTATGGTTGAGGTTGAAGGTGCCCTAAATAAATAAACACGCATGGTTACATCGTCAGATACGCTCGTTACATAACCAAAAACATTAACGGATAAAGGTGTACCCAATATCTTTTTGGCATCATCTCCTGACAAATATTGCATCAAATAAAAAGCGTCGTTCGTGCCAGCCGTTGTTAAGGCAAGTCCTCCCGTTACTGCATCTTTTGCATACGCTACCGCGCCGCTGGCTCCTCGAAGAGCAATAGTTTGATCGCAAATGTAGGTAGCGGTTGCGCCGATATTGCCGCTGGCCGCAAACTGAAAAGGATTTAATGGGAAATCCCATGCTGTCAAGAGACTGGCGGAAGGTCTAATATTTAAACGAGGTATATAATAGTCACCCATGAAGGCCTGTTCGCGATTCGATGAGTTTAAGTCGTATTGTAAGAAATTTCCGCCTGCCTCATCCAAGGTTGGAACAACCTGAATACTGCTAATTCTGACGTGCGAACTTGGATTAAAGGATAAATAAATATCAATGTAGCCTTCATTGCCTAAATCCGTATTGGTAGAAGCGGGAACCGCAGCAGCCGTTACCCCTGTTAGCAATTGATAACCGGCATTATCAAAAGCGGCATCAACAATTGTAACGGGCAATCCGCCGCTAGATTCCACGTAGAACATTTGAATGCCAGTGGTTCCGGCTCCTTCATTTCGTGCAATCAAGGTGCCTGCTAAAAATATAGGCGCATCAGCCGTACTTGCCCAAAGACCTGAATTGACATTAAGCCGTTGTCTTAATTTACAATCTGTAATACCGCCAGATAAGGTCACATCCAATACATAAGGCGGACTTGTCGCTACATTATCATTGCCAGCTATGGCAATGCGTTCAATGGTTACGGTACCGGTGCCGCTAATCACAAAATCCCAATTCGGCGCAAAAGCAAATATCTGATTGGTAGCGGCACTTACTGTATAGACAGTCGATTGATTTTCGTTAATAAAGACTTTCGTAAATTGCGCATTCGATATTTGATTTTGGATAGGAAAATCGGAGTTGATAGGATTATCGGCAGCCGTGATGTTAGGCCATGCTTCTCTTGTAAACTGCTCAACTCCGTTACTATCTCGGCAAACCACATAGTAACGGTCAAGGTTGCCTTCATCATCAAAGGGGAAATAATAAATAACTTCATTATCACCACCTGCATTTTGTACTGTACCCACCGAACTTAAGGTAATGGGATTAGGCATTGCAGTATAGGTATAATTGGGAGGCGCGCCACTTAATTGAAAAACCGTTTTAGGTGTGGTTCTAGCAACATCTCGATAAAAGGTTAAGGTTCCACCAGCTAAAGGAAGTCCGCTATCCTTATCGACAAAGTATTCTTCCAAATCTGCTGTTACAAAATAGCGTTCGTCCAATGACATATCAAATCCCTTGATAATTACAGCGTTAAATAGTGTATAATAAACTCATGATTATTGTTTTAATATTAATTGCATTTTTTATAGCTTTGGCGGCGATGCCAGACGAAAGTTATTGAGCTATCCCCTGAGCGCCAGCTTTACCAATAATATTATGGAAAGCGGCTATTAACTTGTCCTTATTAGTTATTTTATTTAATTTTTCCAATTCATCTGCCCATTTTGGATTAGTAATTAATTCAACGGCTTCTTTATCATAACGACCACCTGATAAAAGCTCTTTTAATCTTCTTATTGCTTCATCCGAACTAGAACGTGATTTTGACATACTTGTACGCGATAAAGCCTCAGCGGTTTTTGCTGTCGGAATATTAATTAATCGTCCAAATATTAATCGCATATCTTCTAATTGCTGTTGAGCATTTTTCATGCTTTTAACTTGTTCTGGGCTATTGGCTGTTACTTCTAGTCGTTTAAATCTATCTTGTAATTCGCGATAATCTCTTTTATTTGATAAAAGCGTTTTAAAAAGGTTTGTTCCTGTTTCATCTTTTTTATTAAATAAATCTTCAATTTCTCTACGAACAATGCCACGTTCAGCTAATTGTCTGCCTTCTTTATAGGCTGGTGAAACGGTATCGAGTGTTCCCAATAGGTTATTTTTTGTTTCTCGTATAATAGCTGCTTCTTTTTTAGGTGATTTCTCAATCATATCGTCCAAGGCTTCTTTGACTTGATTAAGGTATTGAATGCTATTTTCTGGTACATCTCTAAGTTTTTCTTTATAAATTGGCGATCGTCTTACATGAGATAACGCAGTTTTAAATATTTCATTGTCTTTTAATTTTTCTATTTGTTCTTTGGGCACCTCGATATTTTCTGCGCTTTTATAAAGTGCATTTTTTTGTTCTTCTAATGCTTTTGGAAAAACATTACTAAATAAATTCTCAATGGCATTTTCTTCACTTTTTGCCCTTTCTTTTCCTCTTTCATAGAGCAATTGCGCGCCTTTTTCAGTTTTTCCAAGATTGCCTTGTATACCGCCTGTAAATGGATTACCTGATGCTTCAGCCGGTGTAATATAGTTTAAGCCTAAGCGATTGGCGGCATTTAAAGATTCCTGATACTGCGTTCCTTTAACCCCTTTTAGTACATCTTCTCTGACACGTCTTTGCGTATTTCCGCCTCTTGCGCCTAAAGCCGCGCTCAACAAACCCGCTACATCTGCCGCAGGTTCAGGTGCGCCAACAGATTTTGCGCCATAATAACCAAGACCGCCTGCACCTAATGCGCCCAATGCTCTTGATACATTACGAACGGTAGGACTACCTGATAAAGTCGCTTGAGATAATGCGGAGAAAGGCGCAGCTATGCCAGCGGCTTTAAGGGCTGCTGTTTCTTGGTCTTCGGGTGATTGGCTCGCCGCTATTGTGCCTTGTGTTATAGCGTTACCCAATCCTGTTTTTAAATATTTACCCCATGCTGGAAGCTTCATAAGAGCATTTGATACCCAGGGAATTTCGGTTTCTGGTGCTAATAATGCAGGCAGTACTTCACCTCCAAATTGCGCCAATCTATCGCTTAAGTTTTTCTCTTTAGGAATGCCTAGAATTTCTGAAAAGTCCGTTGCTTCCTGTTTTGGAAGATTCCCACCTAATTTATTAATCAATCCAATTGCAAGGTTGCCAGCCGATGTACCACCACGAGAACCAAAATTTAACAATCCTACTAATGGGTCTTTGATGCCATAGCGTACTGCGGCGTCGTGCGCTGTCTGAGATTCTGATTGTTCTGTAGGGTTTTCCTGACTTTTAGTGTTTTTAGGCTGATACATCGCCGCATATTCTGGGAAATGTTTATGTATAGCATTTCTCATGACCTCTTGTGAGGTTCCATCGGGAAAATCAAGTTCTTGTCCATTCGGAAGTTCTACAATCATTATTCAAACTCTCCTGTAGACGGATTAAATTTTAAACGACTTTTATTGGAAGAGGTCGAATTTCCTGATGGTTGATTAGTGCCTGATGCTCCAAGACGTACAGATAGTTTTGCTTTTAATGTTTCGTCCAGTGCTTCTTTTAAGTATCTTAGGGATTCTTGTCGTGCCACATTAGACATTCTAGGCCATGCGGTTTTAATCTTCGTTTCGCTATCTCGTAATATCTCACGTGTAATACTTGCGGTTGGCCTTCCGCTATTGATGATATTTTGATTGGCCGCCGCATCCGTTTGTAATTGTTGTGCCGCTGCCAATCTTCCCAAGTTAATCTGATCCTCTTTCTTATTTGAAAAGGTATCCATAATTTGTTTAGGACTACGGCCGGCAATCGTATCACCATAAGGCGCAATAGCATCTCCTATGTATTTATTTAAAACACCTATTTCTTTTTCAGCTTGTTGGCCTCTTATCGCGTTTGAGATGAGATCACTTGTCGTTCCGTATTTAGCGATTCTATCCAATGAAGATGTCATAGCAGGTGTTATGTTTATTGGTGTACCGTCTCCCAATGTATTTTTACCTTCGCGTACTGCATTTGATGCTTCAAATATTTGCTCAGGTGTAAATTGAGGATTGCTTTTGCCAGTCAAATTTTGAAAATAATATTCTTCTTTTCCGCCCGTTCCCAATCCAGTCAAACCTAATTCACGTTGTTTTGATAATGCTAAGTTATTTGCGATTTGTGATTTGGTATATTCAGGATAGAACTGATTTTTAAGCGCTAACTCTCTGGCTTCAAGTGGCGTCATAGTATTGGTTCTATTAGTATTGGCTTGCTGTAATGCACGACTTACCGCGGCGCTAGACATCTCAGAACCAAACTTTTGCGGTTGCTCTTGATTTAGCATCGTTTGAAAAACATTTTCTAATTGCCTTTTTTGGGATTCTTCGCCAAATTTTTGCGGTTGTTCTTCAACGAGCAATTTTTGCATGGCATTGGCTAATTCTTCTTTTTGCTTTTGGCGCGCTAATTGAGCAGGCAATTGACCGGCTTGATAGCCCGTAGCCAAATTTTCGACTAAATCCCTGAAAAAAGGATTCCCTTGAGGCTTTATGTTTGCAAAGTCTATCGGCTGAAATGGCATTTCTTATCCCTTAAAAAAACTTACCGGCTATGTTTCCGCCTATGGTTCCACCGCTTGGCAACCCAAAACCTGCGACACCTCCCAATGCTTTCATTAATCCAGAAAGTAAATCACTGCGGCTTTGGTTTTGATTGGCTTGACCTTGGAAAGCGAGGCCTGCCTGTGTTCCAAATACATTAGATAAATCGCCCTCTAATCCTTTTGAAGCATTAAATCCTGTGTCAAAAAAGTGTTCTAGCCCTGTTGTACCTTCTTTTTGAATACCAAGGACATTGTTAAGCCATTGCTGCATATCATCGCCCAAAAGCGAATCAGCAATACGTGATTCATTGGTTATATCGTTAAGGCTACCTCGCATACCTCCGGCCGCGGCCGTATTGCCAGCCGCTTTTTGCGATTCTCCCAACCTTAACTGATAGGATTTTGAAGGCTCATATCCTTTCATAATATTTTCAAGAAATGCCGCAGGGTCTTTGCCCATTTGCGTAAATTCAGGATTTAAGGTGTTATAAGCCTCATTCCCATGGGAGATATAAGGGTCATAAGCCTGATGCGCCATACCTGGTATTTTGTCTAAATAAGGCATCGCGGCATCTGCCGGATTTTTACCGCCCTTAAAAAAGTCGCTTAACCAACTCATAGTGTATCTCCCTATACGCTCGTGATTGTTTCAATAACGCCAGCGGCCGTTTTCACTTGCAGTTTTGCAAGATTGGTATTAAACCAAACTGTGCCATTGGCAGCATTAGGCTCTAATGCAGTTATTTCAACGGTAGTCTTTTGTGGAAATTGGACGCCATTATTGACAATCGTATTGTTAATAATAGCACTATTTACCAAGCCATTTAACAATATAACGGCTAAATTTAATGCCTGAAATGTCTGGTCATTATAAAGGTAGGAATCTGCTGTCATTCTTCCATTAGCAGGTACGGTATATTGCATATCATAAAAACTTGGAAGTGTAGGAATGGTCATAAAATTATCTCCGCAACTCCATCCTTTACAACAAAGCGTTGATATCCCCAAAATCGTAGTTGTATGGTAAATTCGTTCGCCTCACCCATGCGCCACCATCTAATTTGATTTCGGTATTTTCCTCTTGAATTTAATTCTTTTCCGACGATATTACTAAATGACTGATTACCATTTTTAGAAAACGACATATCAACACGCGGTATATTAAAGACTTCAATACAAGAACCCGTTTGTGAAAGCATAGGAATTCCTAGTTCTGTGACAATCGCATTACCGCCTGTCTCTGTAATTAATAATCCATCACAGACGATATTGTCAGGCGATATTAAGTAAGTGTCTGTAACGCCCTGCTCTATCCAAAAGGTAAACTGACCCACTCTAAAACGAGCAGAATCGTCTAACCTAATTGATTTACAAATGCGGATTCTGGGGATGACATCGCCTGTTGAATGGGTATTTAAGTTATAGTTATAAGTAACAAACTCTGTTGCCATCTGATAAATACTTGCATCTATGAGCGATACAAAATATATCTTTCGATTAAAATAAACGACTTGCCTTGCAGGATGAAAATCAAGGTCTTCATTGGAGACATGAAAAAACTTTTTGGTATTAAAGTCATAAATTAAAGAAAGATTATCGTTTGGGTCAAAGAAAGTAATTTGATAGAACAAATGCCCATCTTCTTTAAAGAAAAAAGCGGTCGACTTTTCAGGATGGGAAAGAACGCCCAATACATGGTCAATACCATCTGTGGATATTTCCTCAGTAGACGCGCCATTGGTTACAAAAATGACCGGTGAATTGTTTTCATTTTGACCAAGCCAGCAAACAAATTGGTCATTGGCCGCAATTGTTGAAACAGCAACCACACCACTATCAATATTAAAAGATTGAATGCGCCTGTAATTTTCAAGTCCACCCACCTGTGTCCAAACTTCTGCAACTGTCGTACCAAACACAATAACGTTATTGCCTTTGCCTGGTACACGCTTTACAGCAATAGCACTATCAGGTTTCGTTTGTAAGCTAAATTGCGTATTAAGTGATATCGTCGTATCAGATGCCCTTTCAAATGCGTACCAATTTTGCGAATTATCGCTAACCGTTGAAGAGCCTATTAAAAAGAAAGTATTATGGTAAGAAACATAACTGGGAATAATAGGAAGCCCTAAGAACGTTAAGGTTTGTTTGGTTAAAGTATTATTGACATAGTTATAAATGTAGGCGGCTTGCCCATCGACAATACAGATTTGCTCACTTAAATTTTCATCAATAAAGACTTCGCCGGTCGTAGTATCCAAATTTCCTATAAATTGAGGCGCTAAATTGGCTTGTAATTTATAAACAGAGCTTGATACAACGGCGATTAGAAATTGACCACGCACAGAATGATATAACGCTCGTCCTTCGCCTCTTGGCAAAATCTCTGAGACTTTTTGAAACCCTGCGTAATTAACCATCCAGTCATCAGAAATAAACATATTGTATGTTTTTTCCAATGAAATCTTAGGATAGCGTCCAAAAATGGAGCTTCCGACCACATTAACGGGTACATTTTGCGCTTTACTAACTGGCATTCCTTTCCCTTTCCCTTTAGCTAGGCGTTACCCACCCATGCCCTAAGTTTACAAACCCATAATTAAATGTGCCGCGTTTTTGCAATGTTGATGTTTTACCAATGCGCAAATCAAGAAGTCTTGAATTTTTATTAATAAAGGCTTCGTATTTTCCTAATTGCCGTATGACATTATCGGGTGTTGTATAGGCATATTCTGCACAAATCCTATCTGCCAAAGCATAGTGTAGATAGGTAGTATAAAATTCATCTAACGTTAAACTTAAATCTTGACCCAAAGAAACGCTAGGTATCCTAAAAACACCGTGTATTTCCATGGGGTAGTTTCTATCTGGCTGAAAGTAAATATATAAATTACCTCCTCCAAATTGTCGCTCAAAATACCATTCAAAAGGTAAGGTTTGGATATTTTCAACGCGGCTCGTTCCAAAATAGGCGTTTCTTTTCTCGTACTTCATGGCATAGCGTACGGCATCAAGAAAGAATACGAGCGTATCTATTTGAATAAGATTTGGTATGGAATAAATTTCTTGACCCACTACAAAGTTTGCGTTGTACGTGGTTTCGTAGGGAATCATGCTCTCATTAACGGTTTTTTCAGTAATGATATTATTAAGCCATACAAGACCATCGCCAACTTGAGAGCCGCTTACCGTTTCAAATTCGCGAGAGACTACGCCAGCCGCATAATACGAGCTAGAAATTAATTGATTCGTTGTATAGGCCATAGCCGCTCCCTTGGCTTAAATAAAGCCCCCCGAAGAGGGCTTTTATTCTTAAGAGATAATATCTTTATAGCCAGAGGTTAACAGTGTTAATGTGTCACCCGTAGCCACTTTATAGAGTACTTTGGGAACGCCAGAATCCAAACGACAAGGAACGGTTACCATACCGACTTGTGCCGCTGCTACACCATAGCCAAAGCGAATAAATCCGCTAGTAGCTGCCGAGCCAAAGGGTAGAAATTCTGCCACTTCGGTTGCACCATCTGGCGTAAAGGTCACATCAAACAATACTTCCGTTGCGATAGGTGGTACTGACGTTGCAAGGTTAATTTCAGCAAACGTCGTAGATGCGCCACCTGAAAGCTCACTGATACCAACATCATAGTAATATGTCCTTTCTTCACCATTGCCATATTGCCAAAATTGTAAAATATTGGCCGACCCATCGGTTAACACCCAACCTACACGTCGGAACATATCATAACCACTCGGGAGATTAGGCGTTGTAGCGCTCAAGGATAATAAACCAGCTACTGGTTTATAAGCGGTTGAATCGCCAATGACATAAACTGCATAGAAACTACTCAAAACGATTGCGGCAACATCGACGCCATTTGCGCCTACATTTGCGCCATTGATGCTAACTAAGGCACTCAACGTAATATCATTGGTATCGGTTGAATCACGGGCAGCGCCAGCAGCCATACTAATGACTTTAGCGGCTGTCTTTGCAATCCCTAATCCGTTTACATATAAAAGACCTGCATTAACAATAGGGGTATTTGGATTTGGCATAACTATTACTCCATTAATTAAGTTAAGGGGCGATTGCTCGCCCCACGTATTATTTAGGCAAAGCAACCATCATGGCGTACTCATCGACCAACGTTTTACCCCAGATGACGTCATGCACCATACCCCTCTGGTTTTGACCGAAGAGAGAGCCGTAATATTGACGAATAGATGCGCCGCTATCAGGGTCTTGCTGTACGGATGTAGGGTAAGGCACTTCATCGGGTAGTTTTGGCATAGCCAGGAACAACGGATTACCCGCCATGATTAAGCCGCAACGATGGTCAGGCAATACAGTCACCTGCATACCGGCCACAATTGGCGTATTAATATTTTGGTTTTTACCGGCGGTTGCTTGAAGCGCTGGGAAGATATCAACGGTTACTTGAGAACCTGCCGTACTTGCAGCATCAGCAGTTGCTCTAAATTGCACCGGAGATTGTGAAACCACGTGACCTATAAAGGTACGAAAACGTAAATCAGTTCTGCCAGCTACACCATCGCTAAACTGAAACTTATCATACGCCTTAATAGAATTGGCATCACTTGCCGCACTTGTACCACTAAAGGTTATCTGAATAACGCCGCCATCTGCATTAGTAACAACGCTCACAACCGTTAAGGTAGTGCCAGCGTTTCCTTCAGTACCGGCATCATGGGTTTTCAAAAGGTTAGATTGATACCAATCACAATTTGAAAACTTACCTATTTCCCAGCTCATCATCTCGCGGTTATTTTTATCAATTGTGAATTGATTTAAACCGGAATTAACGACCTGTGGAAAGGTAAGATCAGATAAATAACCCATCGTATTATCTTTAGCAGCACCAAAATTTCTAAAGAATGCTAAAGAATTGGCTAACTGCAAATAGGTAGATATGGGGGTTATACCGTCACCATAAAAACGAAAGGTATTCGTCTCGGCTAATGCGGCAATATCAGTTTCGACCTGTGTACCAATTTCAGCAATGGCAGATTTACCAAAAACATTCATGTAATCACGAACGTTGAAGATAAATTGCTGTGCGGTAAATTCGTAAGCCGTAGACGCCTGTTTGTTAACCGTCAACTGTTGAACGCGCTGCTCAGCCGATTGGAAAGACACAACCAAACTGTTAGTCGTCGTAAAACGTGGTGGCAAATCAAACGAAACGGTATCGCCTAAGTTCTTAGGAATATCATCGTTAAAACGCTGAAACTTCTTGTTTGACGTACTAATAAACGCAAAGCTGTTTAACAGTAATGCGAGGTTTGACTCGTTATAGGTAATAACTTGCTGCAATATATTTGTTGGCATTGCAAAACTCCCTTTTCAAAAGAAAATGTTTTGCAACGACAAGAAACGATAATGACCCTGACTTAACCTTTAAGCCATGGTTGATTTCTTAGATCACGAATACTCGCCTTGCCGTTGCTCCCTGAAATTCGGGAAGATTGCAAACGGTCAAGAGGAGCGGCAACTTGATTAGAATTTTCGTCAGATTGTGCTTGTCTATTTTCAGCAATCGATCTCGATAGCTTTAATAATTCAGCTTGTGCCTGTCGTGGGTTCTTTTCAGCTAGCCTATCAAGTCCAGCGAGCTTTAATGGGTTACGTGAAAGGTCATAGATAACATCCGCAGCATTATCAATCCCAGCAACAAGATATGTGAGTTGTGGAAATGCTGTTGGATCAAATTCCTTTGTAACTTCATCAAAGTCGTCATAAGCGGTTTTGCCTTGTTCCATTTTGGAAATATAAGCATTTGCAACTCTATCCATCTCACTTTTGAGTTGGCGTTGTTGCATTTCCTCATTAAATCTTTCCTGCACTTGTTGGTAGATGGCATTGGCATCAACATCACGCGGTACATTTTCATTACGTTGCGTTTGTTGTTGCTGTTGAGCTTTGATTTGTTCAAGCTCTCTTTGATGCCGTTCTTCCAATTCGCGCTGAACCTGGGCAGCCTGGTATGTTTTGTGCTTAATAATCTTGTCAACTTGGGATTGAGAAAGCATTTTTTCTTTCTCAGTCTCCATAACTGGATTATCTAAAGCACTATCCGCAACTTGATTCTCGTCCATTTTCAAAATTCCCTTTTTTCACTATTGACCCGTGTGACAGCGGTAAAGCCTCTGTGTCGATGAGTTCGCCCATTTTTCCGCATGGATGCGTGTAACCCAGGATTTAAAATGCCTGGTCATTTCCCTTATATGTCCTATAAATAAAGTATATACCTTCCTAAAAAATACTCAATATCTACTTCATGCTGCCTTTTTTAACCATCTTCTTAATCAACTTTTTATCTTCTTTTATATCGGAATGTTTTTCTTTTCTTTTATTTCCCTTTTCTTTTCGCTTCATGTCCTTATCTCCTATTGTAACTAACCCTTTATGTGATTTTCTGTGACACATACAACATAATACGGCTATGTTTCTTATTTCATTATTTGTTGGGTCTTCATCTATGTGATGTAAGTCCAAACAAAAATCATATTCATCATATCCGCATATTTCACAAATTTTATCTTTTAATAAAAAGACGTGCTTCCTTAATCCTCTTCCGCTTGAAGAACCTCTTTTTAATTTACTAAGTGCTTTTATTTTTTTTCTTCTTTCAACTATATTCATTCGATTAGCCTCACGACAATCTAATGAACAAAACTTTTTAACCGTATTCCTTCTCGAAGGAGAAGTTATTACTTTCTTACCGCAACTTATACAATTAAAAATAAATTTATCGTACTGCTTATGATTCTGACATTCGTGACTACAGAATTTTGCAGAATATTTTCTATAACTTGGAACATAAAAGCTTTTATTACATGCCAAACAAATAATATTTACCCCGTTTCTAACCTTACTCATGCAAGCCTCTTAATTCTACGGCTTGCATTATATCATTTTTTTTTGGGTTTCCTAGCTTGTGAGTAAGCTATCGCGACTGCTTGAGATTGTTTTTTCCCAGCATCCATCTCAGCCTTAACGTTCTCGGAAAAACCTTTGCGTGTTTTGGCTTTAGCGCCTTTAACTAATGGCATGTCTATTTTCCTTTTCTTAAAGATTTTAGCGTCATGGCGAGTGTTGCCTGTTTTCTCGTGGTAGGGTTTTTGCTATTTTCGGCTTTTTTAAGTTTACCCGCTGGAATATTTTCGCCTTCTTTAACGCCTAATTTTCGCCTGAGCGCGCCTTTGTGTTCTGGGTTAATCGCCTTTTGGATAAAATTTTTATCTCCCTTCATGTGGAACCGCTCCTTTTTGAGTTTCATGAATATGCTTACTAATACTCAGCGCAGATTCTACCGCAGTACGACTATTTTCTGCATCAATTTCAGCGAGTTTTAGTTCGTTTTCAACATCAGCATTACGAATTTTACTCATCACTTCAAGGAATTTTGTTTCGGAGTCTCGCTCTTTAAGAGAGAGGTTTGCTGCATCTGTTTGAGACTTTTGTTGAATAGCCATGACTTCAATTTGCGCTTGCGTTGGCGATTGTAATTCTTTTTGAGCCTGTTGCATCGACATAGCCTGTTGCTGTGCCTGCATTTGCATTTGTTGCATTTGCTGCTTTTGAGCTACTTGCTGTTGTTGCTGGACTTTCTGTTGAAACTCTTGTGATTTTTCCTTTAAGTCGTCTATGCCGCGTATGTCGATATTATCTAACAATACGGGTAACCCATATTCATTAAAAAATTGTGCAAAGACAGGGGAGGCTTGAGAAAGCGATACAATGGTTTGCAAGGCAATTTCTTTTTGCATGGCAAAATTAACGCCCATTTCAACCTTAACTTCCAAGTTATTAGGGTCATAGTTCATGTACAACGACCCTTTCTTGTTGATTTCAAAATACTCACGCTTTCCATCTGGGAGAAGCACCGGCAGGCTTCTAGGCGTTCTATAATATTTTGGAATCAAATCGACAATGATTTGCGCCACCCTATCAAATCCTTTGTATAATCCACACATAAAAGGCAGTGATGCGGTATTGCTTTGCATGGCACTACGAGCAAATGCAATGCCTGACATTTGACCATTATTTTGACCAGCGGCTCCATCGTAACTGCCTAAAATAACTTGCGTCATTTCATCGGATGTTCTAAAGGCTTCCATAATTTGAGGCGGTATCGGTGTCCTTACAATTTCCCTAGGAGGCGGTAATGTGACAGTCGGGTTATTTGTATCCAGGAAATGATTATAGATGAGCGTATCAGCCTTTTGGACATTTTGATAAGCGGTTTGATAATCAGTTGGGATAGATTCAAGGGCTACGACAAATTTATGCTGGATAGTATTTTCAAGCTCATTGCCAAGCGATTGCCCAGCAAGATTTTTAAGCCTTTGTATTCCCATCGCATGGTATACATAAGGGCGCGTCATCTGCACATAAGAGCCGCCATCTCGAAGATTTACGCTATTGCCATCCACAAAGACGATCGGCAAATATTTAAAATTTGTTTCACAAACATCGAGTAATGCACTTTCGCAAAAACGGTACCGTATGATTTTTTCGATAAACGTTTTTCTTTTTTTAACAGGTGCAGGGGGTTGCTCAATCATCCCGGCTTCTTCCCATTCTTTTAAAAATTTATCGTATTCTTTCTCTGTAACCGAATGACCATTGGATAATTTAATAATCGTTTCTTTTTTACATTGTTTTTCGTAATAATCACAAACGAGGACAATTTCTTCCTGTTCATTTTGAAATGACCAATCAAAGCCAGAAAGCGAGCGGGTAAACTTCATATCCTCTGTAATTTTTGAGCCGAATTCGTCCTCAAATTCTTTACGTGTCATGGGGTGAAGTTCACCGCAAAATCTGCCGTCTCCCTTATGAGAATCCCTGGCTAGAGGATCAAATACGCAAAGTGTTGGGTCAAAGGCTCGTTCAACACAAATATTTTGTTCAAAGCTCATCTCATTGACATAATCAGTAT